TCGATCAGGCTCCCCGGCGAGAAAGACAAGCCGGAAGAGCGGAAAGCGAAAATGGACGGCATCTACGGCAAGCTCGGTCGTCCCGAGAAGCCGGAAGGCTACGACGCCAAGATGCGGATGCCGGAGTACATCAAGCCGAATCTAGAGTTTGAGAAGTCGCTGCGCGATCACTCGCACAGCCTCGGGCTCTCGAAAGATCAGCACAGGGGCATAGTCGAGCACCTCTCGAAATTCATGACCGATAATGTACCCGACCCGAAGAAGGCAGCAGACGATGGCGTCCGCGCGCTGATGGATGCGTGGGGAGATGCAGCGTTCGATCGCAACTACGGCCTGGCGATGAAGACGATCGCGCACTTCGGTGGCGCGAAGCTGCAGGAGAAGATCGCAAACAGCGGCCTCGCCAACGATCCCGAAGTCATTCAACTCTTTTATAAGTTCGGCAGGGAGCTGCAGGAGTCTGGCGTCGTCAACCTTCCTCCCGATAACGCCGGCTCCAAGGAAGAGATCCTGGCGAAGATTAACGCCGTCCTCAGAGATACTAAAGATTTATACTGGTCAAACCCTGGCACGACCGGGCGCGATGAGCGCATCCGGGAAGTGCAGGCCTGGTACCAGTTAATGAACTGAGCGAGACAACCGATCCGGCCTCGCTGATTGCGGACAATTCCGCACGACAAGGTGCGCTCGTTAGCGTGCAAGGTCGGGTCTCGTCGGAGACAACCCGCCGCCACAATTTTGTTGTTCCCGCCACTTTTTAGGTAGGTATAGCCACCATGGCAAACTCTGTCACAACTTCATTTGTTCAGCAGTATAAGAACAATCTTATTATGCTGTATCAACAGAAGGCTTCGAAGCTTCGCGAGACCGGCCGGATCGAAATGGTCACGGGCAAGCAGGCCTTCTTCGAGAGACTGGCTGCTAGCGAGGCGCTGCAGAAAACGTCGCGTCACTCCGAGCAGGACATCGTCGACTCGCTCCACACTCGTCGGATGGTCACTCTGGCCGACTACTACTGGAACGATTACATCGACAAGGAAGATCGGCTGAAGATGCTGATCGATCCGCAGAGCCCGTACGCGCAGAACGCGGCGTCGGCGCTCGGCCGGAAGCTCGACGACGTCATCTACGATGCGCTTCGCGGCAGTGCATACAGCGGCGAGACTGGAACCACGACCGTGACGCTTCCGTCCGCCCAGAAGATCGCACACGGTTCAGCCGGCATGACGCTGGCCAAGATCCTGCAGGCCCATCGAATGCTTAATGCGGCCGAGGTTCCGATGGATAATCGGTACTTCGTGATCGAGTCGAACGGGCTCGAGGATTTGCTCGGCGTGTCTCAGTTGACCAGCGCGGACTTCAACGCGGTTCGGTTGCTGACCACGGGCGAGATCAATTCGTTCATGGGCTTCCGGTGGGTCGTCTACAACTTCGCGGCCGAATCCAACGTGTACTACGGCCTGGCGTTCCACAGGGACAGCCTGGGCGTGGCGCTGGCGCAGGACGTGCAGGTTGAGATCGATCGTCTGCCGACCAAGCACTACCTCACCCAGGTATATGCGTCGACGTCCATAGGGGCCACTCGCGTGATGGAAGAGGGTGTGGTCGAGGTTGCGTACCAATAAGGTACGCACAGTAACCTGAATTGCGGAGGGCTGCTCGTCCTCCGCTTTAACTTGGGAGAAATCATTCAATGGCAGTCACAACCGAGAAATCCACTCAGGTGACGAACCAGGACGCCACTCCTGCGGTGATGAATCCGTACTTCGAGGAGGGCGCATCCGTTCGGTATCTGTATTTCAAACACACGCAAGGCTCTTCGGCCGGAGACGATGGCAGTTCGGCCATCCTGACCCGCATCCCTGCAGGCCAGGGCCACATTCTGAAACAGCTTTCGTTCTGCCGGTTCACGGCGTTTGGCACCTCCCGAACGCTGGACATCGGGCTGGCGGCGTACACTGAGCGGGACAGCGATTCCGTGTCGGCTCAGACTGACGTCCTCGAAGACGGGCGCGACATTTCCAGTGCCAACGCGAAAGGCGTTGCGCTCGGCACGGGAACGAACGCGGCGTCGGCCTTGCTGCTCACCTACGACAGCAAAGCTCCGATCGACGTGAAGGCAATCGTGGCCGGAGGCACCTGGCCGGCAGGGGCGGTGCTCGAGGGCTGGATCGCCTGCGTTCCGAACAAGGGCTAGGGCGATATATGGGGGGCTCAGTGATCCTGGGCTCCCCATTCTCTTTAGGGAAAGAACATGGCCACAGTCACGGAAGTTTCTATTTGCAGCAACGCCCTCGCCAAGCTCGGCGAGGATGCGATCACCGCGCTGACCGACAATACCGTACGCGCCAGGCTGTGCAATCGGCTGTACGAACCGACCCGCGATGCCGTACTGCGCGACCACATTTGGAATTTTGCGCTCAAGCGACAAGAGCTCGCGCAGGACTCGGATGAACCCGCCTGGGGCTACAGCTACTCGTACACGCTTCCGTCCGATTGTCTCCGCGTGATCAAAACCGATCTCGACGAAGACAAGCTCGAATGGAAGGTGGAGGGCCGTGCCATTCTCACGGACGAATCGTCCTGCTCCATTCTCTTCGTCAAGCGCGAAACCGATCCGCAGCAGTTTGACGTGCTGTTCACCGACTGCCTGCAGGCTCGACTGGCCTTCGAACTGTGCCATGGCATCACCGGCAAGCAGAGCCTCGCCGCGGAGAAGTGGCAGGAATACAACGACAAGCTGAGGCGCGCCAAGGGCGTGGACGGACAGGAAGGCACGACGGAAATCATCGAATCCAGCGAACTGTCCGACGCGCGCACATAACGACTGTACGGTACGCTACGATGTCGACCTATCCGATCCAGAACAACTTCACGTCGGGGGAGATAAGCCCCCGCCTGTCGTCTCGCGTCGACTTCGAGAAGCGGAACCACGGGTGCGAGACGCTCGAGAACCTGCTCCCACTGCCGCACGGTGGCGTGACGCGCCGGCCAGGGCTGCGCTTTGTCGCGGCCGTCAAGGATTCGACGAAGCAGGTTCGGCTCGTCCCATTCGAGTTCAGCACCACGCAGGCCTACATCATCGAGATGGGCGATGAGTACATGCGCTTCTACAAGGACGGCGGCATCATCACGAACACGGCCGTCAATATTTCTGGCGCAACGAAGGCCAACCCATGCGTCATCACCTCTGTCGCTCACGGCTTCAGCAACGGCGACCGCATTGTCATCACCGGCATCGTCGGCATGACTGAGCTGAATAACCGTGAGTTCACGGTGGCCGGCACGACGACAAATACGTTTCAGTTGTCCGGCGTCGACAGCTCGGCCTACACGACCTACGTCTCTGGCGGCACGGCTGCGAAGATTGTTGAGATCAGCACGCCGTACGACGAGACGGATCTATTCGAGATTAAATTCGCGCAGAACGCCGATACGATCTACTTTACACACCAGGATTACGCACCTCGCAAGCTCACGCGCTCGTCTCACACGTCATGGACGCTGACCCAGGTCGACTGGATCGACGGCCCATACATGGACGAGGAGACGGCGATCACGATCACGCCGAGCGCAGCAAGCGGAAGCGGCATTACACTCACTGCGTCGGCCGCGCTGTTCAACGCAAACCACGTTGGATATCTCTGGCGGCTGAAGCACGGGAGTACGTGGGGATACGCCAAGGTTACAGGCTTTACGAGCACGACCGTCGTCACCGCTGACGTTAAGTCGGCATTTGGCGGAACCACTGCGAGCGCGGTCTATCGCGAGGGGGCCTGGTCGGCGCATCGCGGCTTCCCCGCGGCCGTGACGTTCCACGAGCAGCGGCTGGTGTTGGCCGGCTCAAAGGAAGAGCCTCAAAACATATGGGGCAGCAAGTCTGCAGACTTTGAAGACATGACGCCTGGCACGGCTGATGCCGACGCCTTTACATACAAGCTCGCCTCGAACAAGGTGAACGCTATTCGCTGGCTCTCGTCCTCCACGACCTTGCTTATCGGGACCGTTGGCGGCGAGTTCTCGATGGGCGGCGGTGGCAATGACGACCCAATCACGCCGAGCAACGTGCGCGTACGTCCCGAGACGCGGTACGGATCAAACACTATCTCTCCATTACAGATCGATACGTCGACGCTGTACGTGCAGCGAGCCGGCAGAAAGCTGCGCCATGCGAGCTTTGTGTTCGACACTAACGCGTACGAATCTCCAGACCTGTCGCTTGTCAGTGAGCACATCACCGAGGGCGGGATCAGCGATATGTCCTACCAGCAGGAGCCGGACAGCGTGATCTGGCTGGCTCGAGCGGACGGCGTGGGCCTGTCGCTGACCTACATGCCAAAGCAGGAAGTGGTCGCCTGGGCTCGCCATATCACCGACGGCAACTTCGAGTCGTTTGCATCGATTCCAGCGCCGTCCGGTGACGAGGACCAAACCTGGGCGTTGGTGAAGCGCAATATCAGCGGCAGCGACGTCCGATACGTTGAATATTTTGACACTGCGCTAGCGACGGACGCTGCGCTGACCTACAGTGGCACAGCGGCCTCGGTCGTGACCGGCGCGTATCATATCAGGTCGGAGACGGTCGACATCGTTGGAGACGGCGCGGCCTATCCCAGCGCGACCGTGACGTCTGGCGGCAACGTCACTCTCGACGGCAATTCGTCTACGTCGATCGAGATCGGCCTGCCCTATACGCCGAAGATCGTGACACTCGAGCCCGAAGTGCAGCTACAAAAAGGCACGTCTCTTGGTCGAAATAAGCGTTGGGCGCGCATTGGCGTGACGCTGGTCGAGACGCTCGGCATCACCATTAATGGCGATCTGTACGAGTCTCGCACGTCAGACGACGAGATGGACAGTGCGCCCGAGCTTATCTCGACCCATATTAACGTCGCGAACGTCGGGTGGTCGCAGAAAAATCAGATCACAATCCAGCAGACTCAGCCATTGCCGTTTACGGTCCTGGCGATCTTTGGATTGCTGGAGGTTAGTGACTAATGGCTGAGTCTGAATCTTCACCAATGCAAATGGCGGCCGCTGCTCTTGCGGTTGCGTCTCTGGCCGGAACGGCGACAGCCGCAAAGGGCCAGATCGATGCCGGTAACGCACAGAGGGCTGCGGCGTACGAGAACGCCGTACTGCTTGAAGAGGATGCGAAGCAATCGAAGGTTTCCGTCGCCGATCGCATATCCGGATACGACCTGATTGCACGGCGCATGTACATGAAGCAGCGCGCGGGTGCCGCGAAATCCGGAGTCGACATGACCGGCAGTCCGCTTGACGTGATGCGCGAGTCGCTAGATCTCGCCGAGAAGGACGTCATGTCCATGTACCGTGCCGGCGAATACGAGTCGGCGCGCTACATGCGGTCAGCCGAGATTATGCGACGGACGGGCTCGACCGCGCAGGCGCAGTCTCGGTGGGCTGCGGCTGGCACGCTCATCGGCGGAATCGGCAACCTCGGGATAGCAGCGGCGTACGGGAGGTCAGGATTCGGGGTCGATCTCGGTAACTTCTTAGGGTTGAGGAATGCCACCTCGTCA